GGGTCGACCCCCGCTACAGCGCCGCTTCCCGAGATTCGCTGCAAGGCGAGTGGGCGTGTAGCTCAGTGGTAGAGCACTGTGTTGACATCGCAGGGGTCGCAAGTTCAATCCTTGCCACGCCCACCATGATAAAGCCCGTTAAGCCAAGTGCTTAGCGGGCTTTTTCTATGCCCGCAGGACGGTGACGTTGTCGGTCTTTCGGGTGAGTTTCGGGTGAAGCGCCATCGGTGCGATCTTCATCAAGTCCGCGACCAGGTCGTCGACGCCCGCGCGGAACGCCTTGAGATAGTCCGGGTCGTAGATGACATAATCCTCCGTCGTCGCGGCGAGGACGCGGTGGCCCATGGCGATCGACACCTCCTCGTGCGGGACGCCGCGATTGGCGAGGATCGTCGCGACCGAATGGCGCAGATATTTGGGGCCGCGCCCCTCGGGGATGCCGAGCGCGAGCCGGGCCGTGTCCCATGCCGATCGCACCGATGCGACCCGCAGCTGCTCAACCACGTGGATCTGCTGGTTCGCGTCGAACGATTGCCGCTCGGTGCAGACGAACCATTCGTCGGTCGTTTCCAGCCAGCGCCGAAGGAGTTGGGCGACGGGCAACACTGGGCGGCGCTTGTTCGTCTGGATGCGGCCGATTGGGTTGAGCGCGAACAGGCCGGTCGAACCTGCGTCCGGCATCCACTGCCCGCGATGCGAGGCGACGCTCATGTCGAGGATCGCGTCCGGCCGGGCAATCGTGCAGATGGCCGCGATCAGGTAGCGCCGCAGGGGCAGCAGGCGGCCGGGGGTCGTGTAGGATCCTGCGCCGGTCATCGTATAGTCGAGCAGCTCGCCGATCGCCTGGACCGAAAGGCGGTCGGTGCGCTTTGGCGTCACGGCCGAACGCGTCTTGTGCTTGAGCGGGGGCAGGTAGCGAATGCGGCGGCTGTCATAGGCGAGTTTGAGCGCGGCCTTGAGCTGGATGATGCTTTCCTCGACGGTGGAGGGCGCGCGGCGACGGCTCTGGCCGTCGATCCAGTTGCCCTGCGCGTCCTTCTTGCGCGCGACGATGGGGTCGGCGAGCGCCCATGTGCGGAAGCGGGCGAGGAACTGCTCGTCGATCTGCTCGGGCGTGAAGGGGTCGCGCAGCCGCCCGGCGCTCGCCTCGAAATCGACAAAGCGCTGCATCGTCTTGAGCCGCGCCTTGATCGATTCGGCGCTCGTCTGGTGCTGACCGTGCTGAACCCAATAGTCGGTCATCGCCTCGGAGACGCTGTAGCCGTCCTGGTCGGTAGCGGTCGGCCGGTGGACGGCGAGGTAATGCTCGTCGAGCCGATTGCAGGCTAGCCGAACGTCTCCCGTGCCCGTCGTCTTGCGTCGCTGGCGTCCGCTGGCGGGATCATACCACCAGATGTACCAGTTGGAGGATGTGGGGGCGCCGCCGGCGCCGCGGTCGAAGTCGAGCCAGAACTCGCCCCGCTGATACACCCCGCCCTTGCTTGCCGCCACGTCGCGCGCTCCTTCAGAATCTTCGCCTTCGCCGTGCTAAGCATCTCGACAAATCCGATGGATGCAAGCGCGTCGAGCGCCTCGGCGCTAAAGCTGATACCGCGTTCGCCCGCGAGCGCAGCCGTTACCTTGCGGTCGAGGTCGACCACGATGTCGGGGATGGGCGGGCCGGGGGATGGATCGTCGGTCACGATAGCACCCCCTGTTCGCGGCTAATCGCCATGAAGCGCTCGACCTTCTCCCGCTTCTCGCGCATCCGCACATGGTCGGGCTTGATGTCGATCCGGCTGGGAAGCGCACCCTCGCGCTGGAGCCAGTCGAGCATGGCGTAGAGGTCGTGGAACTCGTCGACCAGGCGCTCTGCGTTGGTCAGCGGCTGGTCGGGCTGAACCTCGTTGAGGCCGAACCGGAGCGCCTTGCTGACGCGCTGCGCGACCTCGTTCGCTTCCTCGCCCGTTGTGGTCAGGAGGTGCTCGATGCGGTTCATCACCTTCCCCCCGACAGAGTGTTGAGGGTGGCGCGAACGTCATCCGGCATATCCGCAAGCAGCGTGTCGCCGTAGATGTGCCAAATTTGCGCCGGGGATGGCTTGGCGATCGTGCCCCGCAGCATGTTGACATGCACCGCGTTCGGGTCGGACAGCGCCGCTTCGATCTTCCCTACACGGGGATCAGCGGCCCGATACAGCGGGAAGGGGTCGCACTCCGGTTCGCGCGGATAGTCCACGGTTGGGAGATAGGGGTAGGCGCGCTTGGTGCCGCCCCGCTCATACCATCCCCACGCCCACGGCTCTTCATCAGCACGGGGATCAGCGGGCGTGGTGGCGAGGGCGGCGCGGCGTGCATTGATCGCCTCCAAAATCAGCGCTCGGTGCGCGCTTGTTACATCCTGGTCAAAGTGCAGTTTAAGGACCCGCGGGTTCTCAATGTCGGCTGAAAAAGCCACAATGCCCTCCCGGCACAGGGTCCGTCCTTCATCCACGCGGGGTGAAGTGGTGAGGGCGGCGATTTTGTCGGTTGCTTCATCCACAGCCTTCGCGCGTTCCGCCGTGCGATATTCAAGGGATCGCCCCAGCGTCGGATCGAGTTCTGCCCGCAGCGCGCGACCAATCGCTGACTTAACAGCCGCCTCAATCGCCTCCCGCCGTTCCAGCGTGTCAGTCATGGGAGCCTCCGGTGTCGCCTTGAGTTCGCGGATTGCGCGGTCATTGCGCGCCAGTTCCGCGTCCTGCTCGTCGTATGAATGTTTGCGGCACGGGTTCACGTTGGCGCAGATCAGACAGCGGCGGCTCATGGCTGCCCTCCAATCGCTTCAAGGGCGTCCGCAACTGCGGCGCGCACGATGGTTTCGAGGTCCGCGACTCCGATGCACACGGTATCTAGATGCTCGGGGTCGGCGGGGTCCGTTTCGCAAGCGCTCTGCACGACCGACGCGGCGATTGCCTTCGCCTTCGCGTCTAGCTCCCGCGCCCGTTCCAGCGTGTCAGTCATGGGAGCCCCGGCGTTGTCGGTCGGGATGACGCACCACGCAGAGGGTTGCGTGTGCGCAGTGCTCGCCGCCCAGATGCAGGTCAGCCACCAGCCCGGCTCGCGATCAATCGCCTTGCCGATCGCAACGCCGGGGCTTTCGCTGTCATGGAAGGGGCCGTCGAACCGCAGCAGGATATACGTGCCGTCGCGCGGCGCAGTGGCAATGTCCTGCCAGGCCCCCAGCGTGTCAGTCGAAGGGGAGGGGGTGGCGAGCATCCCGGCGATCTCCTCAACCCCGGCGGCGGTGACCATGATGCCGCTGGCGGCGGCGCGGCTGGCGATGTCGGCATAGTTAGGGGCGGGGGTCATTCTTCTTCTCCCGGCTGGTTCACCGCGTCCCATGCGCGGTAACGGATAACGGCGACCGCGATGGCCGCGACGATGGCGATGTCGATCAGGGCCTCGATCATTACTCCGCCCCGAACAGATTGAAGCGAAGGCGCAGCACGCGGGCGGTCCGGCGTCGGTCGGCTGCATCCTGGGGATACTTGCGGTCCACGTGCTCATTGAGCTCGTGGTCTGTCTCAAGGCTCTCCAGCCAATCACGCTCCGATCGGGTAAGAGGCTTTCGCCACCACCCCGAGGGTTTGAGCTCCGGGAACATGCGACCGCGGAACCCGCCGCATTTGCGACACCAAGCCGCGCCGTTGGTGTAGAGAGCGCCGCCCGGGCGCTGTCTCCCCCAGACGTGGTCGCAAGCGAGATCGCGCTGATACTTGGCGAAGGCTGCCCGTTCTGCGTCGGCAATGGTCTCGCCTTCGCCCCGGATGAATGTGCCGGGTGGGAACGCCTCAAAGAAGGGAACGGCTGGGATGATCCCGTGACCCCACTGCACGGTGCAGTCGTCGGGCCAGGCGCACGCGGGCGTGTATTCGGGGTCAGGCCGCAGCATGCTCGACAGCTGATGCTCCGGGGTGCCGGGGATATGGTGGCGGGCGATCTTCATCGCGGACGGCTTTCGACGCGGCGGTCGGGGGTGGTGCCGGTGATGAAATATTCGCGGTGCCGGCTGATCGCGTTGAGCCGATCGCAGTGCGCTTGCAGCTGATCTGCGGCCGCCTGCGTGCCGGACGTCATCGATGCACCGATCTCTCGCGCGAGTTCGATCATCTCGCTGGCGCGGGGCAGGAACGGCTTGGTCGTTGCCCAGCGGCTGGCCGCCGCTTCGAGCAGCGAGATCGGCACGTCGGCAAGGTCTTCGGTCAACAGGCGCAGCGTGTGGGCGTGCGCCTCAAGGTCCGCCTGGGCGTTCGGCCGGTAGCGGAAGCCGAGTTCAGCCACGATTTTAGCCACGGCCGGCGGAACGTGCTTCTTCCGCTTCGGCGCGCTCGGCGGCGCGGAAGAGGGAGAGGCTGGGGTCAGGGCGCGATCCGCGAAGTTCGCGATCGGCTGGGGCAGGTCGGTTGGGGGCATTGCGGCGCTCCAGGGTTGCGGTGATCCAGGCTGCGGGGTCGGACGGGGTTTCGAGCTGCGCGGCCGAAAGCGCGTCCAGCACGGCGCCATCGCCGTGGTTTTTCCGCCAGCGTCCGACGAGCGAGCGGGCATTCCGGTCGGGCACCCCGGCTGTGGTCAGCATTGGGATGGCGGAGCCGAAGATGGCGGCGCGGACGTCGAAGGGTTGCGGAGGGGGAGGGGGCGCAAGCGGCGCCCCGGCGCCGGATGCGTTAGCATCCGAACCTTCTGTATCTGCTTCTGTATCTGGGGGCGTTGCGGAACGTCCCTGCAACGTTGCATCGCCGTTGCGCTTGCGCTGGCGGTGACGCTTCGAGCGGTCGGTGCTGCTGTCGCTCTCATACTGGCGGCGTGACCAGGCGGCGATGCTGCCACCGCTGGTGAGGCCGATCTCGGCGAATGCGTCGAGCATCGCGCGAGCGATGTCGAGGGGTTCGACAAGGATGACAGCGAGGCGGGCAGGCGAAGTCGTGAAGCGGCCCGCGTCGCGCGTCTCGCACGCGCTTTCGAGCAGCGCGTGCCACGCGGCAATCGCGACCGACCGGCTGGTGCCGGCGATCATCGCGGCCTCGCCCAGCTTTGGGTCGGTGACCGTTCCTTCATAGGCGCGATACCAGCGGGTCACGCAGCGCCAGCCTCCCATTGAAGGGCGGCCTGCTGTTGCTCGACGGCGAGCGCGACGCGCACGGGCGAAACCCAAATCGCCTTTGTGGAAAGCGAGAAGGTCTCGCCAAGGTCAGCGAGCAGGATGGCCTCGCCGATTACGCTCGCGATTTCGGCCGCGCTCTCGCTGGGGACAGCGTTGCCGATCCACTCCCGCTTCTCACTGTCGCTTTTGCTGTCCAGTTCGAATGGCATCCGAGCGTGCCAGCCGTCCGCGTCGCGGTAGAATACCTCTTCGGGATCGACGATCGACTGGAGCGCCGCGAGGTCGAGCGTGGTGAAGGGTCGGTGCCACGTGCCGTCCAGGGCGATGATGCGCGCGACAAGTCGGTCGTCGGGGGCGGGTAGAGCATAGGGTGCGCCTGACGCCTCGATTTCGCGAGGATCGGCAACAGAGTTGCGGCCATTGTCGTAGCTTGCAGAGCCCGAGACGGTCAGGGCGGTGTCATGCCAGCCGACGACGCCATAGTGGCCGCCGGTGACATAATGCTCTCGCCCATCGCGGAAAGCGAGCGGCCGGGGGTCGGCAACCGCGAAAGCCCCGTCTCCGGTGGTCGAAGCACCGATCACGGTCCTGCTTTGCCCTTCCCAAGGCGTGATCATGTATTTGGTTGAGGTGTAGTCGCTGGCTGTGCCGCGCGGGTCCGCCACGGCCGTGTCGCGGCTGGATGTCACCGCCGTGGCCGGTGTGTCGAAGCGAGCGATGCGATAGACGTTAGAATGCGCCACGCGGCCGAGACGGGGGTCGGCGATTGAGTTAGGGCCGCCGCCTGGCGCGCTCTGCCCCGTAACTGTGCCGGCCGGTTCGGCCCATCCCCTCACGCCGTATTGGTGATAGGTCTGGTTGGACTGCTGCGGGCGAGGGTCGGCGACGCTATGCGCGCCATTATGAGGACGGGACGCGCCAGCGACCACGCGGGCAGGATCCAGCCAGTCCCGAACGCCAAGCGCTTCATTGTGCATCTCAGCGGTGCGGGGATCGGCAACGCTGTGCCGCCCGTGTAACGGCGAGCGCTGGTTACCGATGACCGTTCCCGCAGTCTCGCCCCATCCCATTACGCCGAGCACGCCGTCGCGCAGCGCCTGGTCGGGGGCGATGCCATAATCGCGCAGCACCCCATCGACGACGGCGAGTTCATTGAGCGCGCGCCAGTCGCGCCCGGCCGGGACCAGCGCAAGCCGCATCCATGTTTTCCACTGGAGCATCGGGACGCGGTGCATGATGCCGGCGACCGGATCGCCCGGCAGGGGCAGATTGCCGATCACCTCGCCAACGCCGCGCAACCGCTTCTTCTCTGGCTCGTAGATGAAGTTCGGGATGATCTCGCGCTGGCGAGCGATCAGCAGCATGCGTTTGCGGCTCTGCGCCAGCCCGCCCAGCTCGCCGCAATCGTGGACGGTCTCGGCGACATTGTAGCCATAGCCGCGCAAGATCGCCGCGATTTGGTCGAGCAGCCCGCGCCCGCGGGTCAGGATCCGCGGGACATTCTCAAACAGGATGACCGGGATCGGCCCGTCCTTGAATGCCTCGCAGATCAGCCAGACGCCGCGCAGGGTCAGCCCGTTGAGCGCCTGATACTTGTCGGTGCCCGACTGCTTCGACGAAAGCAGCCCCGAGAAACCCTTGCAGGGCGCCGACAGGAAGATGACGTCTGGCCGGATGCCGTCCGGACCGACGAGCGCAGCGCGGACATCGGCGGGGGTCTGTTCACGCCAGCCCTCGCCCGGCTCGCGACCGTGGAACGCGGTGAACTGTCCGCGATCGAACAGGTCCATGACGGTGCCAGGGCAACCGGTCAGCCGCTCGAAGTTGCGGATAGCGCCCGGGTCGACATCAATGCCGCCCGTGCACAGGAACTTGGCCGCGACGTTGCCGACGCGCGCCTTCGCCATGTTGAAGCCCTTCGCCCCTGCACCAACGCCGCAGAAGACATGGGCGTGGCGGATGATCCGTTCGGAGGTGGTGAAGCCAGTGAGCGCGGCCATTATGCTTCACACCCCTGACCGACCAGCTCGCCATGCTCGCCGCCGGTGAACTTCTGCCAATGGACCCAGCCCTTGCCGTCTGGGCACCAGAAGCCCCACTCGCGTTCCTTCGGGCCGGTCATGAACAGGGAGATGCAGCGCCCGCCGTCGGGCACGATCAGCCGGTGCGTGTCGGTCGCCTGGCGGACGATCGTGTCCCCGGCCTTGCGCTCGACGCGCTGATATTCCAGCCACGGCGAGAACTCGTCGTAGATGACTTCCTCATATCCGCCGTCGATCAACAGCGATGTGTTCGGCCATGGATGATCGTGGCCCGCCCGGTCGTCGTCGCTGCGCAGGATTTCGTGCAGATAGACGTTGCACCACGGGTTGCGCGGGATGATCCACCAACGCCGCAGATAGGGGTTGTCGGCCGGGCCGATGACGAAGTCGGGCGCGCGCATCGTGATGATGCCGAGTGCCCAGACCTGCATGTCGCCGAGATTGTGCATCGGGATCGGGGAGCCGCTCATGCTGCCCTCCGTGCCGCGCGGGCGCGCTGCTCATTGGCCCAGCGGAGTTCTTCCTCGACCGCGCGCTGCGCGTCGTCGTGGCCGTCGAGCCCTCGGTGGAGCATGATCGCTGCCATGGACCAGTCACCGGCAAGGGCGTAGCGCACTCCCTCTCGGATCGACTGGGTATCGACCATGATTTGTTCGGGCTCGACGTCGCTCGCCTCCGCGTCGATCTCATGCTGCTCGACGCGGATTTCGTTGAACCGGATGTAGTCGGTCATAGCATAGTGGCACCCGGCCGGCGGCTGGGTCAGATCAAGGGCGTCGAGAATGTCCTCGACCTGCACGGCACCTGAAATCATCGGCATTGATCGTCTCCCTCAGACGCGCATCGGCATCAGGACTAGCGTGAGCCCGCCTGGCACGGCGCTGGTGATTGCGGTGGGGGCGGCACCATCGGTGAGCGCGAAGCGGACGGTGTCGGCGTCAAGCGCGTCGAGGGTGTCCCGCATGTAGCGGAGGTTGAACCCGATCTCGAACCCAGGCTTGCCGTCGAACTCGCATGGCACTTCGTCGATCGCCTCGCCATGCGTCTGCGAAGTGGTCGACAGGACCAGGCGCTCCGCCTCGAAGGTGAGTTTTGCTGCACGCACCTTGTCGCTGGTGGTGACGGCCAACCGAGCAGCGGCGGCGGCGAGGGCGTCGCGATCGATGATGGCCGCGCAGTTCGGCGCAGCGGGCATGACGCGGTCGTAGTCGGGGAAGGTGCCGTCCACGAGTTTTGCGGTCAGCATCACATCGCCCGCGCTGAACCGGATCTTCGTCGCGTTCACCTCGATCTCGAACGGCACGTCGCTGCGGCTGTCAGCGAGCTTGAGGATCAGGTTGACTGTCTTGGTCGGCACGATCGCGTCGGGCAGGGTCTCCGCCCCGGCCGGGCAGGGCGTGATCAGCCGCGCCAGTCGGTGCCCGTCGGTCGCGGCGAAGCGCAGGCCGTCGCCCTTGCCGACGTGCATGAAGATGCCGTTGAGATAGTAGCGGGTCTCTTCGGTGCTGATCGCATGGCGGACGGAGCCGAACGATTCTGCCAGTGCGCGGCCGGGTAGGGTGAAGGTCGCATCGGCTTTGCCATTGGCGAGGATCGGGAAGTCGCTCGCCTCGCGGGTCGCGAAGCGCGTGCGAGACCGGCCGGAGCGGACGATCGCGCCATCGACACCAACCTCGATCACCGTCTGGCTCCCTGCGGCGAAGGTGCCGACGATGTCGGTGAGGCGCAGCGCGTCGACCGCAAAGCGGATCGGCTGGGCAGCGACGCAGGGCAGCGAGCGCCGGATCATCACGTCGAGGTCGGTGGTGGTCAGTGTCGCGCCGTCGGGTCCGGCCTCGATCAGCACGGCCGAACAGATCTCGATCGTGTTGCGACGCTCTACCGCTTCGCGCACCTCGCGCAGCGCGGCTGACAGCACGCCGGTCTCGAATTCAATGGACAGGGGTTTGGTCACGCTTCGATCCTTTCAATGGGAGGCGGAGAGGGTTGCGCGCGCTGGAGTGCGGCGAGCAGGTTGGCGATGGCGGTGGCGCGCTGTTCGAGCGCGGGAATGATCGCGGTCAGGTCGGCCGGGCTGATCCCCCGGTCGCCCGACAGCTTGGCGCGCGCGGAGCGCTCTTCGATGCCAAGCGCTTGCGCGAGGGTGGACACGCCGAGATAGGTCGATGCCCAAGTCAGCTGCGCCAATGGGGAGAGGGGAGCGGGCGAGCCGCTTTTCGGCTCGCTCATGGCGCGGGCCGGATCATGTAGAGGTCGGCGAACTCGTCGAGCGTCGCCTCGCCCGCGCGGACCATGCGGACGTGCTTCTCCAGCTCTTCGAGCATGAAGGCATAGGCCCCATGGTCGCGCTTGGGGTCGATCGCGCCGCGCGCCTGGCGCAGCATGTTGGCGAGGTCGATTTTCATGCGGAGCCTTTCACGCTGCACCAGCGCGATGCGCACCGGCGAGCTTCTTCAGGGGTGACGCGACGCTCGCACTGGTCGCACCAGTCGGTCGTGCGTGGGCTGGCGGCGGCGACGCCGGCGGCATGCCACCAGCGCTGCGCGGCGCTTGCGGCTTGGCCGGGGGTCTCGCGATGGCGCGGGCGGGCACTCACGCCGCAGCCTCCATGTCGAGCAGGTCGAACAGGCTGGGGATGGACGCGGCCTTCTCGGCATCGGCGAGGTAGCCGCAGGCGAAGGCGAAATAGTCGGGGTTGAGTTCCGACCCGTAGCCGCGCCGCCCCTTCTCGATCGCGCGCATCGGGACGGTGCCGAGCCCCGCGAACGGATCGAAGACAAGCTCGCCCTTCATGCTGAACCGGTCGATCAGGCGGTCGACGATGTCGAACTGCAGCGGGCAGACGTGCTTTTCCGCACCCTTCCGCACCTGCTCGGCGTTGAGCGTGCGCATCCGCGCTACGTCATCCCATGTGTCGTCGCGGTGTGCGCCCGGGGCGAGGCTCATGAACGTGCGGGGGAGCTTGCCACGGCCGTCGCTGCCCGCCCGGGCCTCGATCGCCTCGCCGATCGCGACGTGCGCCTCATGATCGTAGATCAGGTCGCGCGTCTCGGTAAGGAAGCGCTTGACCAGCTGCCCGATCGGCATTTCCGCGAACCGACAAGCAATGTTTGACAGTTCGTCTGGCGTGGCCGGCCGGTTGCCGCTCGATCGCCAGAAGCTGTGCGCGTCGATCTGCCAGCGCGCCAGGCTGTAGTCGGCGGCATCCTTGACCACCGGCGTGTCGGCATAGGCGCGGCTGGTGTCGCTCTGCGGCTTGCGCAGCAGCAGGACGTATTCGGGCGAGCCGACGCCCATCTTCGTCCCGTCCTTGAGCATCTCGCTATAGGAGAGCCGGTAGGTCTGGTTGTTCTCGCGGACCACGTCGGTGTTGACGTGGATCATCCCGAGATACTGGAAGCCGTGCTTGAGATAATGGAACAGCGCCTTGGCGTGGAACGGGTTGACCGTCGGCACGCCCTCGCCCGTCACGCTCCCGAACAGGATCCGATCCTTGACGTGGATGCAGGCGAGGCGGCCGGGCGCCAGCGCTTCGAGCAGGGCCGGGGTGAGGTGGTCCATCTGGGCGAAGAAGTGATCGTCGCCGTCGGTATGGCCGAAGTCGTTGTAGCTCGGCGTGTATTCGTAGTGGTTGGAGAAGGGGATCGAGGTCACGATCAGGTCGACCGAACCCGGTGCGAGCCGCGCGGCTTCATCGACGCAATCGTTATGCGCCATCGTCCAGCCCTCGCCAGTGACGACGCGGCGTTCGACGCCGATCGACCGGCGCAGGGTGGCAAGAGCGACTTCATGCTGGAGCCCGAAGCGCCGGATGATGCCGCTCATGCGCTCGGCCATCGCGTCGTGCTGCGCCCACTTCGCTTGCAGCTCGCGCACCACCTCCGTCTCTGTCTCGGCATGCACGATGTCGATCTCGACCGGATTCGGCTGGCCGAAGCGCTGGATGCGGTGGATCGCCTGGATGAAGTCGCGGAACTTGAAGCCAACGCCCGCGAAGACCGCCCGGTGGCAGTTGCGCTGGAGGTTGCCGCCCGCGCCCATCATAACCGGCTTGGCGCCGAGGTTGCGCAGCGTGCCCGCCTTGAACCGCTCGACGATCGCCTCACGCGCGTCGAGCTTCTGCGTGCCAAAGACGAATTCGCTTTCCGGGATCGCGGCGGCGAGCGCTTTGCGCTCATCCTCAAGGTCGTGCCAGAGAATGAAATGGTCGGCCGGGCTCGCCTGAACGATCTCCGCGACCTTGGCGACGCGATCGTGCAGCGTCGAGCGCTTCTCGCGGGCCGCCTCCTGCACGCCCATGGCGGCATCGCGCAGGAGGCGGCCTTGCCCGCGCGCGTCCGCGCCGGCATCTGCAATGTTCGTCTTTACCTGGTGCCAGCGCACCTCGATCGGGGGAAGCTCATAGCCCTCGTCGGAAAAGCCGAGGTCGCTGGGGCGCTGCAGGCAGATCGCCCAGCTGTTTACCCACAGCCAGAATTCCTCTTCCTTGTGCGGGTAGAGGGTGAGGTCGCCCGCCTTTTCACTGTTGCGCTGGAAGAAGCGGGTCAGCGCCTGGCCGGTGTCCATGATGCCGAGGAACCCGGCATAATGGATCAGCTCCTTGTAGCGGTTGGGCGAGGGCGTCGCGGTGGCGACGAAGCGATAGGGGACATTCTCGAACAGGGGCAGGAACGTCTGGAACGTCTTCGACCCGTAGGAGCGCAGGCAATCCGCTTCGTCTAGGCTGACCGCCGTGAAGCGGTCGATGCTGATCTTGCCCTCGCGGATGCTCTCGTAATTGGTAAGCAGGATGCCACCGCGCAGGCCGAGCGCGTCGATCTCCGCATCCGACTTCACGAAGTGGATGTCGACGCCGAGCATGGCGGCGTCGTGTAGAAATTCGGCTCGCACGCCGAGCGGCGCGACGATCAGCGCGAACGCCCAGCGGTTCTCATTGACCAGCAGCTTGTGCAGGATGATGTCGAGGATCTCGATCTGCTGGATCGTCTTGTGCAGGCCGAACGCCTCGAAGAGTGCGCGGCGCCCGCCCTCGACTGCCCATTTGACGATAGGCCGGACGTGATCGCGCATCGGACGGCCGTCGACCAACTGGGCGCGCACGTCGTCGAGGTCGCAGGACAGGCCCGCGGGCTGCGCCTGGGGAACCTTGGCTTCAAGAAATGCCTGATAGTCACGCATGGGCGTCACTCCGCCCGGCATCGGCGAGGATTTCCGCCCATGTCCGGTGATTGAGGAAGGGGTAGCTGCCATCCGAGACGCGCGGCCGGAGCGGACCGGCGAGCGGGCGCGAGCGCGGGACGGGGTTCGGCTGGGGCAAGGCGGCCGTGTTCATGGCTTCACCTCCCCCGCCGCACGGTCGAGGCGCTCGATCTGTTGGTCGATCAGGCGATCGATCAGGGTCAGGCGGGCGTTGACGTCGGCGGCGCGCGACCCGCGCGGAAACTCCGCGGCGAGGTCGAGCGCGGCGCGGCTGGTGACGCCGAGGGCGAAGCGGACGTGGCGGCGGATATCCCAGCGCGCCATCTCGAGGTCTGCCTTGTCGGTGATGTCGAATTCGACGCTCATTGCCCGGCACCTCGGGTGAGGCTGGCGATCGCGGTGTCGCGGGCCGCATTGATGCGCGCCATCGCAGCTTCGGAGCCGCCCGGCCGGTCCGGGTGCGCGTCGATCGCGAGGCGCTTCCAGGCGGCGTTGATCTGGTCGACGGTGGCGCTCGGCGGAAGCCCGAGCACCTGCCACCATTGTTCGGGGGCAGGGAGCGCCTGGTAGCCGGTGAACGCCTGTTCGATCGACCCGACGCCCCAGCGCGCCTGACCGCGCATCGCCTCGATATGGCGGGCGAGGGCGACGATGTTATCTTCGGGGCGCAGCCACTTGTCGCAGGCAAGGACGGTGTCACGGCCCTTGAGCTTGAAGTAGCAGGCGACGCCCGGGTCGGCCGGGCGCGCGCGGTCGCCGCGCGGATCGCCATTGAGATTGAGTTCGACGTTGGTCGACAGGACGATGCTGCGCGCGTCGAGCAATGCGAGTTCGCGACCGAGTTGGTCGCGCGCCTGGCGCATCGTGACGTCTTGCTTCTGGTGGTAGCCGCGACCGGTGTCCCGCTTCTTGTGGAAGGGGGCGGCGGTGCGGACCTGCGAGCGGGGCCAGCCTTGCGGCCAGCTCAAGGGATAGGCCGTCGTCATGCCAGCACCATCGGGGCGAGGATGGCAGCGACGAGCCAGCAGGTCGCAATCGCGCCAAGCATGGCGGCGTCATGGCCGGCGCTCGGTTTGGCGGTGTCGACCCAGAGCTTGTCGCCGCCCGGGGCGACGATCAGCGCTCGCTTGCCGTCGCGGCTGGTGGCGAGACAGGGGCAGAGATGCTTTTCGACGATCGGGCGCCCATTGGCGGTGCGGCCCATCGGTCGACGATGTTCGAACGTCTCGACGCGCTCAAGGTCGCGAAGGCGGGCGATGACGGCTCGTGCGCGACGATCGTCGCTGGCGCGGGCGAGGTCGAGTTCGCGACGGAGGGTGGCATTCTGCTGCCGTGTCCAGCGGGACGGCTTGTCCGGCGTTCCAACCCAAGGATCCGTCTTGGACGGTGTGATGCGAGGGCCACTGCGCAGCGCCCGGTCGATCTCTTCGGGGGTGAGTTTCCACGCGGGTGGCGCGGACGCAACTTCCTGTTCGCGCGCAACGGGTGCGCGCGTGGTTCCGGTGGCCATCGGCCTACCTCCCTGCTCAATGATGCAGCGTCGTCCGCCCGGGGGCGATCAGCTGTAAGCAGGGTGATAGCCAGCGATTAGCCAGCGTGCAACATGAAATTAGCGCGCGGGCTAATTTTCTAAAGCGCTCTTCCCAACCACACGGGGCGGCCGATCAGTCGCGCCTCGTTTTCTTCGCGCTCATACTCGGTGTAGCGCTGGTTGGCGGAGAAGATGCGAAGCCAGCCGCGTCGGCCAGGGACGCGCTCGACCAGCTTCACGACATAGGCGTCGCCGTCATAGAGCGCGAAGGGCCCGGGCTGTGTCGGATCCTTGTCGCGCCGATCGCACAGGATCTGGTCGCCATGCAGATAACCAGCATCGACCATCGAATCGCCGCGCACGTCGATCAGTATGAAGTCGCCGGGCTGACCGCGCAGGCGTTCCTCTATGAGCTGGCGCGACAGCAGGGCGCGGCCGGGCTCGCCCTCACCGGTGCCGCCGCCGCCCATGCCGGCGAAGGATGGCAGCACCTCGATCTCGACATAGTCCGGGTCCGCCGCCATGTCTTCGGTGTCGCCGAAATAGTCGGGATAGCGGGCCTTGAGCTTTTCGATCGTGTCGACGCTCAGCCTGCCAGGCCGCTTGCCGTTCCCGACGCGCGTCAACGTCGTCACTGCTACCCCAATCTCTTTCGCGATCGTGGTGAAGTTCTTGTCCAGATGCGTCGCGAGCGCGATTAGCATCTCTTTGTCGCGTTGATGGGCTGTCTTCATAGCTGCTGATTAGCGCGCGCGCTAATCAAGTCCAGTGCAGATTTGCGCATTCTGGGTTGCGGTGTCCCAAATTAGCGCGCGGGCTATTTACGATTAGCGTGATGGCTATTACTGTTTAGCCATGCCGGAGACGCAACAGACATCGCCCGAGACCGCGCTGATCGAGCGCGTGAACCAAAGCCCCTTCACAATGAAGGATGTTTGCCGCGAGGCAAAGGTCGCGGCTTCGACACCATGCCGATGGTCGTCGCGCGGCTTCGAGGCCAAGGGTTCGACTATCGCCAAGATGAATGAAGCGCTGGACCGGCTGCTCTCACAGCGACAAGACATCCGCGCGGACGCGGCCTGACCATGGCGGGCGGGGGCATCCTGGTCGATCGCGGCGGCTATGGCTCGCCCGAGGCGCTGTCCCGCCATTGCGGGGCGCGGATCGAGGTGTGTCGCATGGTGTTCGCCGTCGTCGACTTCGATCCGTTTCGCATCGCGGACCTGCGCAGCCAGTATCGCGACGCGGATTTGCTTCGCCAACGCCGCGCGGTCGTGTGGTCGGCGAAGTTCCATACCAACGCATCCTTCTCCGAGATCGGCAAGGCACTGTGCCGCGATCATTCGAGCATCACGCGCAGCCTCGACGAGGCGCTTGAGCTGTGGCGCACCGATCCGGCGTTCGTCGATCTGTGCGAACGGATCAGCGAGCGCGCGGTGCTGCGCGGATCGTGGCGCACACTGGGGCGCCAGAACGCATTCGACTTCCCGCCGATCGAGCGCCCGCAACCTGAATTGCCAGCGCAGGTCGCGTTCGACTTCGGCGGTGCTGGATGAACGACCGCCAACGTCGGTTCGTCGACGAGTATCTTGCGGACCCTCAGCGCAACGCCCAGCGCGCCTATGAGCGAGCAGGTTATGTCGCGCGTGGTTCCGTGGCGGCCGTGAACGCTTCGCAGCTCCTAAAAAATCCTAAGGTCCGAGAGGCCATCGACGCGCGCCTCGCCAAGATCAGCGAGAAGCTGGAGATCACCGCGGAGAATGTCGTCAAGCGGTGGTGGGAGATCGCGACGGCCGACCCCAATGAGCTGATCCAGTTCCGCCGGCGCTGTTGTCGCTACTGCCACGGCGAGGGTCACGCCTATCAGTGGCGGGACGCGAACGAATTTGCCGCAGCGCTGGCCGCTGCGAAGGATCAGATCGACCGGGGCAAGAAGGCTGGAGATGATGACGAAACGGCGCGCGCGTGGATGGACCGCATCCTCAGCGATGCGCCGATTGCCTCCAAGCTACCGAACGATGATGGCGGTTATGGCTTTCGCCGGGATCGCGAGCCCCATGTCGATTGCCCGAACTGCGACGGCGAGGGCGTTCCCGATATCCATGCCGCCGATAGCCGCAAGCTGACCGGCTCTGCGCGTGCGCTCTATGCGGGCGTCAAACAGACGCGCGACGGCTTCGAGATCAAGATGCAGGATCAGGGCAAGGCGCTCGATAACGTCGCGCGCTACCTCGGCCTGTTCAAGGACCGGATGGAGGTGAACGTCACCGATCGCGCTGCGATGATCGCGGCGGCACGCAAGCGGGCAGCGGCGAAGCGAGACGAATGAAGCTGCGCCAGAACCTTGAGGACGATCCCGAGATCGCGCTGATCGAGGATATCGCGGCCTTCACCTTCGATCCCGAGGGCTATGTCAACTATGCCTTCCCGTGGGAGAGCGAAAAGCTCCCGGAAAAGGGGCCGCGCGTGTGGCAGCGCGACACGCTCAAGATCATCGGCGATCACCTCTCCAACCCGGAGACGCGCTTTCAGCCCCTGCGCATCGCGGTCGCGTCGGGCCACGGCATCGGCAAGTCGGCCTGCATTGCGTTCATTTCCAACTGGGCGCTCGATACCTGCGAGGATTGCAAGGTCGTCGTTACCGCGAACACCGAACCGCAGCTGCGCACCAAGACGATGCCGGAGATCTCGAAGTGGCGGAAGATGTCCGTCACCTCGCACTGGTTCAAGGTCAACGCGCAGTCGATCGTCAGCTTGGAGAAGGGACGGGCGGATCAGTGGCGGCTCGACGCCGTCACCTGGTCGAAAGAGAATACCGAGGCGTTCGCGGGCTTGCATAACAAGGGCAAGCGCATCGTCGTCATCTATGACGAAGCATCGGGCATCGATGACAAGGTGTGGGAGGTCACGCTCGGCGCGCTGACCGACGAAGAGACCGAGATCATCTGGATCGCGTTCGGCAACCCGACCAAGAACACCGGCGAATTCCGCTGGTGCTTCGGCAAGAACCGCGCCCTGTGGCACACGCGCCAGATCGACAGCCGCACGGTCGAGGGCACGAACAAGGTCTATCTGAATAGCCTTGTCGTCGCTTATGGCATCGACAGCGACATCGTGAAGGTGCGCGTGCTGGGGCAATTCCCGAGCGCATCCTCGATGCAGTTCATCGGGACCGACATCGTGCAGCGCGCCCGCACAGCGGCGGTGCCCAAGGGGTTGCTGTCCGATCCGCTCATCTTCGGCGTCGACTGTGCGCGCTTCGGCGGCGATCATTCCACGCTGGCGATCCGCTGCGGCAAGGATGCACGGACGCGGCCGTGGAAGCGCTGGCACCAGATCGACAGCATGACGGTGGCGGGCGACGTCGCGCTCCAGGCTGAATTGTGGAAGCCCGACGCGATCATGGTCGATGTCGGCAACATCGGCGGCGGCGTGATCGATCGCCTGCGCCAGCTGCTCAAGGACAGCGTGCCGGTGTTCGAGGTGCATTTCGGCGGCACAGGCGGGACGGTCGAGTGGGCGGCCGGTATCCATATCAACACGGTCAACAAGCGGTCGATGATGTGGGCGGCGATGCGCGGCTGGCTCAAAGCCGGGGGCGTGATCCCCGACGAGCAGGTGATCGAGGATGACCTGACCGGGATCGAATACACCTATGCCGGTGGCGGCGAGACCGAGATCGCGCTGGAAAAGAAGTCGCATATGAAAGCCCGTGGGCTGGCGTCACCCGACGATGGCGACGCACTCGCCTGCACCTTCGCCTTCCCGGTCGCGCCGCGCACCACGGCGCGCCGGGATCCTGCCAGCTACATCACGGGGCAGGCGACGCATTACGACCGCTTTTCGGAGTTGAATTGATGATCGACGATTTCTTGGCAGCGCTGCCCGCTCACAAATGCTCGCTGCACCTGACGCACAACGAACACCTCTCATATTACTCAACCGTCGAGGAGGAGGATCGGAATGGCCATTGGAACTGGGTGAGCGAGGCGCAGCGACAGCTCGCCATCCAGCGGAATGAGATGTGGCAAATCCAGTGGTATCCCGAAACACCGGTTGGCTTTCACAGCCTGTGCGCCGCCGAGTTGGGCGCACTCCTCGAAGCGGTGCGAGAGCACCAGTGATCCGCTCGCGATTGATCAATGTCCGCCGCCAAGTGGTGCATGGTGTCGACCTGATGATCGCGGACTTCCGCGACGGCGACGAGTTGGGCAGCGTGTCGGTCGAGATCGCGGTGTATGAGGCGCATGGCGACGCGGCGCTCGAAGAGCAGGTCGAGGGCGCGCTTGCGGAGGTCGAGGCACGTCGTCGGCGGGCGAGTGCGGGGCCGGTGCTGCGACATGCGGAGCTGAGATAGCCGCGCTGGGTTCGAAAGCGCGTTCAGCACTCAAAAATCTGTGGTTAACATGAACCACAAGAAAGATTGCGTGTTCGCGCAACGTTCTCTTGCAAATCCGGGAGAGAACAAAACAGGCCGAGTCGCGGATTTCTGCCGCTGCGGTCGTGCCGCGAAGCGAGTCATATCAGCGACGAACCGAGTCGCTTACCTGTCATTTATGGTATTGTTCAGGGTGAGGAATCCGGCCACGGTGGGTCTGGTCATGCCCGAAACGACGAAAGCCCCCCGCTGGCCGGCGGAAGGGCTTTCTGATCGGGATGAGCCTCGCAAAACTGGTTGGGCGCGCGAGGCCCGGAGAAACCCGATGTGGTGGCGGTATTCCACCGGCGGACTCTCCCGTCAAGCGCCTGATCGCAGCCATCTCAAAGGAGAAATAGGATGGCCCATAAGAAGGGGCGCACGCGCGCCCAGCTGACTGACGACATTATCCGCGCCATCTGGGTTCGCCTCCGTCGCGGCGATTACCAGCATGATATTGCGGCCGACCTTGGGCTCAATCAGGGTCGCGTGTCCGAAGTAAACACCGGTAAGCGTGGGGCTCATATCACCGGGCTTAGCCCGGCCTAACGCGCGCCAACCTGCCGCCGGGCTCTTCTGCGGGTCCGGCGGCCCCTTCGTCAATCGCTTTGCGGCGAGATGATCTGATCATGGCACAAAGTTCAGTGTGCGACAGGAGAACAGAATGGGTCGTTTTGGTGAGATCGCGCGACAGGTCAGCGCTGAGGTAACTGAGCGCGACGAATACGTTCGAAAGCGCCTTGCAGAGAGCGAGGCTGCGGCTGCACGAGAGGCAGATATCGCTCTGGCACGTGCGCGAGACATTTATCAGCCGGTCCTAGAGCGCGCCGCCACAGAACTGGATGGCGCAGGTATCCAGGCAAAGGTGACGCCTGCGAAGTATGCCGACAAGCGAGCGACGGTGACGCTGATCATACCCGACCCGAAGTACAATGGCGGATCGTTCGGCGGCGTGGGGGCAGAGTGCAAGGTCACTGTGAACTCTGCGTTCGACTCGCTCCAGCTGGTGCTGCGCGGCCAGCCCGATCAGACGAACATTCGGCTGACCGATGCCGCGACGCTGGAGGATCAGCTCGAGAAGATGGTGGATCGCGCGCTCCGCATTTTGAACGGTCTGTAATCGCAAAAGGGCTTTTCCGGGCGCATTGTGCGTGACGGACCGGGTATAGCCCTCGCCCCTTAGTGATGCCTCCTCATTGGAGGTGGCATCATGTGCGGTACGCCCGACGTTCCCAATCCCCCTGAACGCCAGTCGGCACGCGCGCCGAGTGGCGATATCGGCCTGCGCATGGCCGATCGCGACCGCCGCCGCCGTGGCTATGGCGCGGCGATGATCGCGCCGATGTCTGGCGCGGCCGCGACCACGAATGTCCTTGGGGTCTGATGGCCCAGGGTGGTACACTGACCCTGCGGCGCGCCGAGGATGACAAGGCACGCGAGCATGCGGAGCATCGTCACAAGGCGATGATGCCGTCGAGCGACCTCGTCGCGGATTGCTACGAGATCGCCGGGCTATGCCTGCCGCAGCGGTCGCGCGCGTTGGTCGAGAGCCACAAGGGCAAGCAGCGCAACGCGTCGACCAAGGTCAACCTCTATGACGGGCACAGCATCCGCAGCATGCGGACGCTGGGCAATGGCATGCTCTCCGGCATGGCTTCGCGCTCGCGACCGTGGCGCAAGTCGAAGCTGGAGGATGAGGCGCTGGGTGACAGCTATGGCGTGCGCGTCTGGCTGTCCGCCTATGACAAGCTGATGGACGCGGCGCTGGCGTCGTCGAACTTTTATGACGCGATGCTCTGTTGCTTCCTTGAGATGGGAGCATTCGGCACGGGCGCGGTCCTGTTTCAGGCGCACGACAAGGACAGCCCGGCGCTGGTCGCGCATGCGCTGACCTTCGGCGAATATGGGATTGCGCTGGGCGCGGACCTGACGCCGGACAGCCTGTGCCGAACCTATTCGCTGACGACGCGCCAGATGGTGGCGTCGCACGTCGCCGATCGCTTTGACAGTCGGCAGCTCGACTGGTCGCGCGTCACCCGTGCGGTCAAGGAGGCGTGGGATAGAAGCGATTACGAGCGCCGCTTCACGGTCAAGCAGCTGATCGAGCCGAACCCTGCCTATCTGCCCGGGCGGCTGGGCAAGATCGGCATGCCCTATCGCTCGCTCAAATGGGAAGCAGGGCAAGAGGATCGCAAGTCGTTTCTTGGCATCGAGGGCTATCGTTCGCAGCCGTTCTGCGCGCCGCGCTGGGAAGCGCTGGCCGGGGACATCTGGGGCACCGGGCCGGGCAAGGTCGCGCTGCCCGATATGCGCGCGCTGCAGCTGCAGGCGAAGCGCAAGGGCGAAGCGACCGACATGATCGTCAAGCCCGCGACCTGGGGGCCGCCTGTGATTGGCAGGCACTCCATGCTGCCCGGCGCGCATACCACCGTCGCCGCGGCGGATATGAGCGTCGGGATCAAGCCGGTCTATGAGCTCGACTATCGGACGATCCAAATTCTCCGCGACGACGTGATCGATGCGCGCGAGGGGGTCGATCGCGCGATGTTCGTCGATCTGTTCATGGCTGTCACCAACATGGAAGGGGTGCAGCCGCGCAATGTCGAAGAGCTTGCGCGGCGGCATGAAGAGCAGCTGACCCAGCTCGGCCCGGTGGTCGATCGCGCCAACGGCGAGGGTCTGCAGGTTGCGAACGATCGCGTGCACGACATCCTCGCCGCGCGTGGCGACTTGCTCAACAGCCTGCCTCCGCCGCCCGAAGAGCTGATGGATGCGGAGATCCGCACCGACTTCATCGGCATCCTTGCCCAGGCGCAACAGATGCTGGGGATCAGCAGCACCGAACGGGCGGTCAGCTTTGTCGGCAACATGGCGGCGGCGTTCCCGGGCGCTGCGGACAACATCGATCCCGACGCGATCGTGCGCGATTACTGGCAGCGCGTCGGCGCGATCCCGGCCGGGATGCGCGATGCCAAGGCTGTCGAGGCGATGCGCGCCGAGCGCGCGCAGGCGGAGAATGCCCAGCGCATGGCGGCGATGATGCCGGCGGCGCGCGACGGCGCGGACGCGGCGCGCCTGCTGTCCGAAGCTGACACCGGCACCGGATCGCTGCTCGAAAGGCTGATCGGGTGAGCGGGCGGCTGTCGCAAACCGAGCTGGATATGCAGCTGCTGATGCGCAACGCGGCGTTCCGACGCTTTCTGTTGCGCGTTTGTTCTCATGCCGGTATATGGCGTTCAACTACCGGAGCCGATCCGGTCCTTCACATGGAAGGACGCAGGTCTCTGGGGTTGGACATTCTTACCGAGGCTGCAGCGGGCGTGCCCCGCGCAACGTGCGTCGAGCATGTGCTCGCCGTCATCCTCACCGAATCCACCCCCAAGGAGACCGACGATGCGGAAGACCGCGACCAATCCCCGTCTGATTAACCGCCTGGCGCTGTCGCCGGTCGAGCGCGCCATGGGCCGCTTGATGCGTGCGCCCGATGGCCATGGCGACGGCGGGGCGACCGACGCGACCGCCGGTGATGCAGCGCCAGCGCAGGATCTTGCAGCCGCCACCGATGCCGGTGCGACGGATGCGACCGCGCAGGCGCAGGGCGATCAGCAGCAGGGGGCGGGCGATGGCGACGCAAAGGCCGATGGCGACGAAGGTTCCTTCCTTGGCGCCGCTGGACAAGGTGAAGGGCAGGAAGGCGCGGAGGGCGCGGGCGAAAAAGACGCGGGCGGCGATGAAGGCGCTGCTGCGGGCGCTCCCGAGAAATATGAGCTGACCCCGCCCGAGGGGTTCGAGGCGATCGACGCCGCGCTGATGGGCGAAGCGGAGCCGGTGCTGCGCGAACTCAACCTGTCGAACGAGCAGGCGCAGAAGCTGGTCCCGCTGGTTGGCAAGGCGATCCAGGACGCGGTCGCCAAGGCGAACGATGCCGGTGCGCAGCAGGTCGCAGACCTGCGCAAGGGCTGGGCTGACGCGTTCGACGCGGACCCCGAGATTGGCGGCGCGAACCGCAAGGCGACCGAAGCGGCCGCCGCGAAGGCGTTCGATCATTATGGCCTCAAGCCGGGCGAAGGGCTGCGCCAGCTGCTCGACGAGAGCGGGCTCGGCAATCATCCGGACATGATCCGCTTTGTGGCGCGCGTTGGTCGCGACCTGGCGGAGGGAAGCTTCGAGCGGGGCGACATCGTGCCGCAACCGAAGGCCGCAGAGCAGAAGCTCTACGGCGAAGAGTTTCAACCGAAGGGGCAATAAATGGGTGTACGCAACGGGGCGCTTGCGACGCTGGTCGATGTCACCGCCACTTATGGCGAGGCCGGTGAAGCGCAGGGTGAGGTCGCCGAAATCCTCACCAAGGACAATCCTGTCCTCGAAGACATTCCGTGGAAGGAGGGCAACCTTCTGACCGGTGAGCGCACCTGGGTGCGCACGGGCAAGCCGACGCCGCAGTATCGTCGGTATAACCAGGGCGTCGGCAAGTCGAAGGGTTCGGTCGGTTCGTTCGACGAAGCCGCCGCACAGCTCGCCGGCGCGTCACAGATGGATCGCGGCCTTGCGATCCTCGGCGGCAACCCGGCCAAGGCGCGGATGTCGTTCGCCAAGCCGTGGTTCGACGCCATGAACGAGACGTTCGCCGAACGCCTGTTCTATGGCAACGCGTTCTTCGACAGCCGGGAATTCACCGGTCTCGCGCCGCGTTTCAACGACCTGACCGGCCCGACGAAGAGCCAGATCATCGATTGCCAGGGCACCGGGATCGACAACCGCTCGATGTGGCTGATCAACTGGGATCTCGACAAGGTCGGCGGCCTGTACCCTAAGGGCAGCAAGGCGGGTCTGCTGCACATGGACACCACCGCCAACAAGGCGCTGGGACCTGACGGATATCCGATCGGTGACGTCGTCCAGGACGATGCCGGCAACGATTATCTTGCCTACACCGACTGGCTCCAGTGGGATCATGGCCTGTTCGTCAAGGATCCGCGCGCCGTCGTTCGCGCCGCGAATATCGACTATTCGCTGCTGACGCCGAACCGCAGCACCGGTGCCGATCTCGAGGACGTGATGGTGCAGATGTATCATCGCTGCCAGCACATCGGCCCGAACGCCGCCTTCTATGTGCCCGGTCCGCTCGGCGCGATCATCCACCGTCAGGCGCTCAACGATGCGCGTCAGGGCCGTGGCATGCTCGGCTTCGACGAGGTCGGCGGCAAGAAGGTTCCGACCGTGCTCGGCGTCCCCATCCGCTCGCTCGATGTGCTGAACATCGACGAAGCCCGCGTCGTCTAAGGAGGCACCATGAACACCGACAAGGAACTGCTCTGCTCCGAAAAGCAGGCGATCACCGCCGATGCGGTCTCGACCGATGCCATCCTGATGAAGGGGCTTCTGGGCGCGGACCGCAGCCGCAACCTGCGTGCATTCTGCCAGATCGAGGCGGACTTCACGCCGGACGGGTCGGCAACCGGCATCACGTTCGAGATCATCCAGGCGGACAACGCCGCGCTGACCACGAACGTGCAGTCGCTCTACTCAACCGGCGCGATCGCCAACGGGGCGAGCAACGTCAACCTGAAGGCGGGCAAGCGCGTCATCGACGTGCCCCTGCCCAAGGTGACCAAGGACTATCTGGGTTTCCGCTACACCACCAACGTCGGTGATTACACCACCGGCCGGGTGACCGCGGGCCTTGTGGTCGGCACCGATACCGCCCTCGCCGAGCGTCCGATCGGCGAGCTGCACGGCTACTAAGGGAGAGCCAGAATGGGAACCATGATCCTCGACCGCAAGCGCTTCATCGGCGGGCGCCTGGCGCAGGAAGGTGAAGAGATCGACCTCGACGAAAAGGGCGGTTTCATGCCGGCCGGTTCGACGCCGGTCGATCAGATGACGACCGAACAGCTCGAAGCGATCCTCGCCAAGCGCAAGAAGGAAGAGGGCAAGGCTGCGAAGCCCCAGCTCGACCATGACGGCGACGGCAAGGCGGGCGGTTCCAAGCCGCGCGCTGCGGCCGCAGCGAAGCCCGCCAAGGGTGGCAAGGCACCTGCGGCGGCACCGGCCAAGACGCCGGCTGGTGGTGACGAGCTGTCGCTCGACGGCAAGGACCGGGCGGCGCTGCTCGAAGTCGCGGCGCGGGAAGGCGTCGAGGTCGCGGAAGGTGGGACCGATGACGAAATCCGCTCGGCGATTATGGCCAAGCGCGACGACGCCTGACGCACCCGCGGTGCAGATAAGGTGAGCGGGGCGGCCTTCGGGCCGCCCCGTTTTTCTTTGTGCGTTCGCCGCGTTGGCTCAGGTGTGTGGACAGAGTGACCCCGCCTTTCCGCAGGAAGCGGAAGGGGCTTCGCGAAAAGATGGAGAACTTCGATGACGACGACGATTACCGTCAATACGCATGACTGGCCGGTGGCGGCCACCGTCAGCTCCAACCATAGCTATTCGGACGATAAGGTCCGCAGCTATGGCCACAGTGACCGCACCGAGTTTGTGCCGCCGCATAGCGAGCGCACCTATTCGGTCGCTGAAGGTGGGCGCGTTTCGTTCGAGGAACTTCCGAAGGAAGCGACGGGCCTCAACTATCACAACGCGGTCGAGGTCGCGCAGGTCGGCGCGACGGCTGGCTAGCAGGGGCAGTGTCGAAGGAGGGAAGTGGGGCGGCCTTGGGGTCGCCCCGTTTTTCTTTGTGCGTTCGCCGCCGTGCGCCGTGCGCGACCGCCATGGTCAGCGCATGGCATTTTCCCGGCTCCAGATCTGGAACATGGCGCTGGCGCAGGTTCCGGCAAAGCGCGTCGACACGATCGACGAAGCCTCGATCGAGCGCGAGGCGTGTTCCGACGCCTATGAGATCGCGCTCCAAAAGCTGCTGGAGGGCAGCGATTACGACTTCGCCACGGTTCGCGCACCGCTTGCGGTCGCGGTAAACGATCGCCCGGCGGAATGGCCCTATGCCTATGCGCTGCCCGCCGATCTCGCCAAGCCGCTCTACCTCCTGCCCTATGACAGCGCGGAAGCTGGCAGTGCCGTCTATTCGTGGGTCGGTCGGGCGCGCGGGTTCGAGGGGCGAACGCCAATGCGGATCGCGGGCAACCGTCTCTACGCGCGGATCGAGAACGCGGTGCTGGAATATGTGTCCAACGCACCGCCGGAAAGCCGCTTCACCGCGAAGTTTGCCGACGCGCTGGCGTTGGAGTTGGCGTCGCGCATCGTCATGCCGATCAACAAGGACAAGCGTCGCCAGGGCGACCTGATCCGCATGGCGGAGGTCGCGCGCCAGCGTGCCGAGGCGGAGAACATGAACCGCGACCGGGAAGCCACGCGGGACTTCGTGCCCGATATCCTGCTCGCGCGCGAAGGTCTGGGGGATTATCTGTGATCGAGCGCATCGGGGTGCAGCCTGTCATCGTTTCGGCAAGCGCAGGGATGGGGCGCCAGACCTATCGCGTGACCGAGGCGGGCGAGGGCGGGGCGGTATCGCTGGAAGTCAGCTGCTCGAACGATCTGAGCGCGGCGGGCAACGGTAACTATCTGCACTGGTCGAGCGACGCGGCTGGACCGTTCAAGGTCGAGCGCTCGACCGGCGGCGTGTTCGTGGAGATCGCGACCGTCGAGGTGCAGTTCTACATGGACGCCGGCTGATGGTCGGGATGCGGGTCGGCTTGCACAATTTTAGTCGCGGCATCCTTTCCAAGGAGCTGTGGGGGCGCGTGGATATCGCGCCCTACAGCGCGGGCGTTCGCCAAGCGATCAACGTCGTCATCCTGAAATATGGCGGCCTGACCAAGCGCCCGGGGACGCGGCTGGTTTACGAGATCAAGGATGGCGAGCAGCGGCTGATCCCGTTCGAGGGCGCCTATGACGCCAACTATGCGCTGATGCTGGGGCAGGCGACGATGCGCCTCGCGGCTGGTGGGGGCATGGTGCTGGAAGAGCGGTTGACCGTCGAGGCGGTGACGAACGGGAATCCGGTCGAGATCACCGCGTCGTTCCATGGCTTCGCGGACGGGGACGAGGTGTTCTTCACCGGGATCGAGGGCATGACCGAGCTCAACGGCCTGCTGCTGCCCGTCACCGTCACAGGCGAAGACACCTTCACGATCCCGGTAGATGGCACCGGCTTCGGCGTGTTCACAGGCGACACCGGGGGCACGATCCGCACCGAAGAGCCTGCGCCGCCGCCCCCGCCGCCGCCCGTACCGGATCCTGTTCCTCCGCCACCGCCCCCGCCTGTTGGTGGCGGTGGTGGCGGCATCCGCGAAAATGAGCTGATCCCATGAGCGTCGCGAGGGTCTATCGGGCACCGACGCCCTACAACGCGGTGGAGCTTTCTGAGCTGGACTATGTGCAGGCGTTCGACATCGTCTATCTGGCCCATCTTGACCATGATCCGACGAAGCTGATCCGGGCCGGGCATACCAACTGGAGCTTTGCCACGATCAACGTTGGCCCGACGATCGATCCTCCCACCGGGATCGGCGTCACCGCGACCGCGCCGAACACCGATGCGGACAATGGCGGCAATGCCTATTTCCCGCAGCCTGCCTCGTATGTGGTGACAGCGATCGACGACAGTACGGGACAAGAAAGCCGCCCGTCGGGATCGGCGAGCGCGAGCAACGACCTGACGCTCAAGCGGAACAAGAACGTCATTGCCTGGACTGCCGCGACCGGGGCGTCGCGCTATCGCATCTACAAGGCGGAGAATCAGCAGTCGTTCGGCTTCATCGGCGAGACCACGGGCACGAGCTTTACCGACGACAATATCGCGCCCGACCTGACCGATGGTCCGCCGGAGGCGTTCAATCCGTTCGCGGGGGAGAATGACAAGCCGTCGCGCGTCACCTTCTACGAGCAGGGATTGTTCTGGGCACGGACGCGCGCCAATCCGAACGGGCTCTATCGATCGCGCACGGCCGACTTCGAGAATTACGACATCGCCCGGCCGGTGCGGGAGGATGACAGCATCACGATGCGTATCCAGGCGCAGAAGGTGAATGCGATCCATGCGCTAGTCCCGCTGACCAACCTGATAGCGCTGACCGGCGATGGCGTGTTCGTGCTCACCGGCTCCAATCAGGATTACATCTCGGCCGCGCCGCCGCCGCTTGCCAAGCGCCAGTCCGGCCGGGGGGTGTCTCGGCTCAAGCCGCTCGTGCTCGACGAGGTCGTTTTCTACATGCCGGCAATCGGGTCGAGCGTCCGCAGCCTCGGCTTCACGTTCGAGATCGATGGCTATCGGTCGAACGACGTGTCGATCTTTTCGCCCGGGCTTTTCACGGGGTTCAGCATCACGAGCTGGACATATGCAGAGGAGCCGCTGTCGGTCATCTGGTCCGCGCGCTCCGACGGCAAGATGCCGACCTTTACCTGGCAGCAGGAGCAGCAGGTCTGGGGATGGACGCTGTGCGAGACCGATGGCGTCGTCGAGCAGGTGTGTGCGGTGCCGGAGGGCGGGGAAAGCCGCGTCTATCTGGTGGTCCGCCGCACCATAGCGGGGGAGGAGCACCGCTTCCTTGAGCGCATGGCGTCTGCGCGGTGGCCGGACGTCAAGGACAGCTGCTATGTCGATTGCGCGGTGACGTTCCAGCCGGAAGTGGCGACGTCGCGCTTCTATGTCCCGCACCTCGCGGGCGCGACCGTCAACGCAATTGCCGATGGCTTTTCGATCACCGGCCGGGTGGTCGGGGAGGATGGCTGGGTCGAGCTGGGCTATGAGGTCGAGCAGGTCGTTACGATCGGGCTGCCGTTCGAAGCTCTGGTCGAGACGCTGCCCGTCGTGCCGCAGACCGACAGTGGCTATGCGCGCGGCAAGCGACAGCAGCTCGGCGATATCGTGCTGCAGGTGGCGGACACCCGCATCGGGAGCGTCGAGACCGGTCGCCGCCTTGAAAAGATGTATGCGGCCAAGGCGCGCAACAAGGAGCCGCTCGGGACGCCCACCGCACTTTTCACTGGCGCGCTCGATACCGCGACCGAGCCGGTGACCGCCGGCGAAGCGACGCTGTTCATCCGGTCCAGCGATCCGCTGCCCTTCACGATGACGGCGGTCTATCTTGACCTGCAAATCCACGAGAGCGAATGATGCGGGTGGAGCTGCGACCTGCCAGCCCGGCGCATATCGGATCGATCTCCGCGCGGATGCGTGACGCTGACCGGATCGAGTGTGCCGCTTTTCGGCTCACCCCGAAGGATGCATTGCGCCAGGCGCTGCGGGGCGCGTCGATCGCCACGACCGCGTTCGTGGACGGTCGGCCCGAGGCGATGCTCGGCGCGAGTTGCCTCAACGCGATCGAAGGGGTGGGGCGGCCGTGGATGCTGGCAACCGACCGTGCGTTCGACTGTGCGCGTCCGATGCTGTTGATCGGGCCTGACATAATTGGCCAGCTGCACGGGCGTTTTACGCGGTTGGAGAATATCGTCTGGCGCGGGAATGATCGGGCGATCCGAATGCTGCGGCGCTGGGGCTTTGCCCTCGGCGAGGATCCTGTGGTGCATGGCGGGCTGGAGTTCCTGCCGTTCTGGAGACTGAGCGATGTGCGCTGACCCCGTAACCCTGACCCTGATCGCGACGGCCGTGTCGGCCGTGGGCAGCGCGGCTTCGACCGTCTCCGCGATGCAGCAGTCGACCTATCAGGCGCGCGTCGCCGATCGCAATGCGCGGATGGAGGATGCGGCGGCGCGCGACGCGATCGAGCGGGGGAAGATCGAGGACCAGCGCTATCAGCGCCAGCTATCGCAGCAGCAGGGTGCGCAGCGCGCGGCGCTCGCGGCAAACGGGGTCGACATCAATTTCGGCAACGCGGCGGCGGTGCGCGAGGATCTGGCGCGGGCCGGGCAGGAAGACAGCCAGACGATTCGGGAGAACGCCATGCGCGAGGCGCGGGGGTTCGAACTGTCGGCGGCGAACTACCGCGCCCAGGCGGCTGGCGCGCGCCAGGCGCGGACGGGGCAGATGATCGGCGGGATCACCGATTTCGGCAGTACGGTGCTGGGCGGGGTGCAACAGTATAAGCGGACCAAGTGGAACCAGCGCGGTTAGGGCGCGACGCAATCGAACCGGGCGGTATACCCCTTCATCTCAGCCAGCCGGGGTGCCTTGCCATACTGACGGCAATGCTTTTCGGCGTAGGGCAGGGCCTCGGCTTCGTTCCAAACATTCGAAACAGCAACGTAAACCTCGTTGCCCGACACCCCAGCGGGGAGGACGCGGCCGCTTGCGCATCCGCTAAGGGCAAGCGCGGCAATTGCCATGGCTGGCAGCAGAGTTTTCAACACATCCTCCTGTTCGGGGGCTACTTGCCCAGGGCTCCAATGGTGAGGCCGGCGATCGACATGACGAACACGAGATTGGCACTGTCGTCATTGCGGTCCAGCACAAAATAAGCGGCGATAGCAAGGATCGCGCACAGGATCATGCCACACCGCGCGATCACTTTGGTGCCAGCGTCCGCACCGTCGGGCATTCGGTTCGTCAACAATTGAGCCTTCCTCAAGAGTTGCGCGCGGACTGTGCATCGCAGGCGCGGGTGTGGTCAATGGCGGATATGTGGCCGCATGGCGAGAGTTCCGATCGTGCAGGGCCCTTCGATTGCCCTCAACCCCGTCTCGCGCGAGCGCATCCGTCCGGTAGATAATGGCGGCGGCGCGCTTGGCGGTCTTGGCCGTGGTATGCATCAGCTCGGGCAGACGGGCATGCAATTCGCCCAGGCGCAGGATCGCTTGCTGGAAGAGCAGGATGAGGCTGGGTCCAAGGCGCTCGACGCCGAAGCGATCCCGCTGATCCAGAAGTCGTTGACCGAGTTCACGGCACTGCAAGGGTCGAACGCGAGTGCTGAGGCGCTGGCGGCGGCGCGCAAGCGGATGCTCGAACAGCGCGACGAGTTCCTGAAACGCGCGGCAACTCCCCGGATGCAGCGGATGCTCGGCGATGTGCTCGACCAGCGGCTCGCTTCCGCGGCCGGGCAGATGGAAGCGCATTCGGTCAAGCAGATCGGCGTGGCGTGGGAGATGGCGAGCGTGTCGCGCCAGACCGCGTCGGCGGAGGCCGCCATGGCGGCGAGCGATCCGGTCGAACGTCGCATGCACATCGACACTGGCGTTGCTGAATTGCGCAAGCTGGGCGAGCGCAAGGGCGCCGGCGAGGATGTGCTCAAGGTCGAGGCGCTCAAATTCGCGTCGGGCATCCACCGCCGCGTCGCGCTCGACATGATCGACGGGGACAATGTCGACGGCGCGCTCGCCTATCTGGAAGCGAACAAGGACGAGATCGCGGCCGGCGACGAATCGGATATCAAGAAGGCGTTGCGCGATCCGCTGGAGCGGCGCCAGACGACGGAAGACACGGCCGGCATCCTGCGCGCAGAGGCAGGCACCGAGGCGGGTGCGAGTTCATCGCCGCATGATCCGCTGGGCGGGGCGGGGCGGTTGCCGGTCAATGGCGGCGGCTATGGTGCGTCACGGGACTATGGTGCGCATAATGCGGTCGATATCCCCGCTGCGCGCGGGACGCCGATAAAGCCGGAGCGGGTCGGCACGGCGCGGGTATCGCGCAGCGCCAAGGGCGGCAACATCGTCACGATCGACTATGGCGACGGCACGGTCGACAAGTACATGCACCTCGATCAGGTGCGGGTGAAGGATGGCGACCGGGTGACCGCCGATACGGTGGTCGGCACCGTCGGCACCACCGGCCGGTCGAGCGGGCCGCATCTTCACTGGCAGCGGCTTGTGGGTGGCAGGGCGGTCAATCCGCTCGAAGCGCGCAGCAGCGGGCCGCAGCAGACGCCGCAGCGGCACGACCTTGGCGCGGCGCTGGCCGAAGTCGATCGCCGCGCGGACGAGGGAGGCTGGTCCCCGGAGCGGCGCGAGCGTGCAAAGGCGGCGGTCGAGAAGATGGTCTCGCAGGACGAGCTGTTGATCCGGCGGCGCGAAGACGAGGCCGATCGCCAGGCATGGGATGCGATCGATGCGCTACCCAATAATCGGATCACGTCGATCGAGCAGATCCCGGCGAGCATTCGATCGCGGATGAGCGCCCGGGCGCGGATGCAGATCGAGGATGAAATCGCGCGCAACAACAAGCCGAAGGAAATCGAGGCGAACGGTGATGCCGCGATCACGCTCAAGGTGTTGGCGGCGCGCGACGAAGAGACGTTCAAGGCTATCGACCTGCGACAATACCGGTCACAGCTGACGCCGGGCGAGTTTGCGAGCCTCGCGACCGACCAAGCAAAAATGCGCGCGACGCCCGCCGATGCACCAACGACTGCCAATGTCCGCGCCGAGATCGATCGCACGATCACCTTCTATGGCGGAGATATCGGGCTGGGGAAGAACGTCACCGATCGCAAGAACGAAGACGGTCGCCGCACCTATGGGCGCATCCAGGACAGCATGCGCGCCTATCTGGAGCGCGCGACCGAAGGCGGGAAACGCAAGCCGACCGATGATGATCTGAAGGCGGCGTTCGATCACGCCACGATGGAAGTGATCTTGCGCGATCAAGGCGATCGTGTCGTGCGGCGATACGAGGTCGATGGCCCCGCTCGAATGGGCATCCGGGTGCCTAACGACGTCAAGGCGCGGATCGAGCAGTCCTTCGCGCGCGAGCGCCGGCGTCTCCCCCGCCCGGAGGAGACGATCCAAATCTACCTTCAAAACAAAGGAAGGCCGGGGTTCTGGCGATGAAAACCGATCCGCTCGACGCGCTGCTCGCGCCACCTTCGCGCGAGGATCCGCTCGATGTTCTGTTGCGTCGTCAGGCGCAGCAGCGCGCGGCGGCGGCGCTGGCGGTCGTATCTCAGGATCCAGACATCGCCGCCAAGGCAAACCGGCATTCGCGCGATCTGGGCATCCCCGCCTCGACCGTTGAGCGTAACATCAATGTGATCGACCGCGAGGTGTCGATCCGCGCCGCGGTGCGCGAGATGAAGCAATCGACCTACCTTTCGCAATGGTATGCCGATCCCCGCAACGCCGCGGCCGGGCTGGATGATGCCGGTGCGCTGCGCAAGCTTGCGGCCGCATTCCCGGCGAGGTCGGCGCCCCAGCCGGGGGTGTCACCATGGCTTGCCGAGCCATTGGGCGGGAGGTTTCCCGGCGTCAGCGCACAGCGGAAGGTAGCGGACCCGCTGGCCGGGACAGGCTATTATCTCCGGCCGAACGCGCCGCGCCCCCAGCGACCCGGCGCAGAGCCGGCGCCGAGTGGCGTCCGCCTGGGGAGCGCGGCGGAGCAGCTAATTCTGGCGCGACGGATCGAGCGGCAGCAGCGCGCGGAAGGGCCCTTCGGTCGCATCGGCGCGTTGCTCGAGCGTGGTCTGAGCGGCACGGTTGGCGGCCTCGACCGTGCGGAGGCGGCATTCGCGCGCGCTATCGGCCTCGACAGTTGGGCGGACCGTGTCGAGGCGTCCGCGCGGCGCAATGAGATGGTCGCGGCTGCGCCGATCCCGGGCGAAACGAGCCTTGCCGAAGTGAAGGCGAACCCGACAGTGGGCAATATCCTGTCCTTCGGTGCAGAGGCGGCCGTGCAGTCGGCGCCCGGCACCTTCGTCGCCGTTGCCGGAGCTCCGCTGTTCGTGCTTTCTCAGGCGGGCAGCATCGGCCAGTCGCGCGCGGAGAATAATGGGCGCACCGACGCGAACATCGGGGATGTGGCGATTGCGACGCCTGCGGCCGTGGCTTCGATGTGGCTGGAGCGTACGGGGATTTTCGGCATCCTGGACGCCGCGGGAAAAAACGTCGTCACGCGCGTGCTCAAGGCTGGCGGCAAGGAAGCCGCGACCGAGGTCGCGCAATCGAACGTCGAATATGCTGGCGGCGCGCTCGGCACCGAAAAGGGGTGGCAGGTCGAGGGTGCCCTGGATCAGTCCCTTGCCGGCCTGATCGGCGGCGGGTTCATGGGAACCACCGTGCGCGGCGGGATCGAAGCCGGCGCAGGTGTTCGCGCGGCCGTGCGCAAGGTCGCTGACAAGGCGCTGGTCGGGCGCGAGCGCGCCGAAATGGACGCGATCATGGATGCGGCTGCGGCCACAAAGCTGCGCCAGCGCGACCCGGAGGCGCTGCGGCTATTTCTTTCCGGCCTGACCGACGACACCGCGGTGGAGAATGTGTACCTGCCCGGTGAGGCGGTCGCCGCCTATCTCCAGTCCGGCACCGATCAGGATGCTGAGTTCTGGGCGGGATATGAGGATGCGATTGCTGAGGCGGTCGCATCGGGCGGGGACGTCGTTCTTCCGACCGCCGAGGTCGCGGCGCGCCTGGCCGGGACACCGGCATGGGACGCGCTGCGCGAGGACGCCCGCTTCTCGCCCGGGGGGCAGTCGCGTCGCGAGGCGGGCGAGATCAGCGATGCAGACGTCGAGGAGCTGGTCGGCGCGATCGAGCGCGAAATGGGCGCGGCGCAGGAAGCGGCGGGGCCACGCGAGCAGGTGTTCGCCGAGATGACGGCGAAGCTGACCAACGCGGGCTTCACCCCCGATGTCGCGCGGCAATATGCGGCGCTGTGGACCGCGCGGGCCGCCACCCGCGCCGAGCGACTGGGCGAGGCGCTGCGCGGCGACGAAGCCCAGTCGCTCACCATCAACCGCGTGCTGCCGGAAGGGCTCAAGCCGATCGCGGCGGTCGACAATCTTGACCTGGTCATCCAGGCGCTGCGTCGCGGGCGGGACAGCCAGGTCCAGCGCGGCGGCCCTACGCTGCTGGAATGGATCGCGGCGCGCGGCGGCATCGATGACGTGGGCGGTGACATCGCCGCGATGGGCGGGGATCGCTGGCACCTGCTTTCGACCCCGCGCAAGACGACGATCAAGCGCGGCGCGCGCAAGGGCGCGGAAACGACCGTCACGACCGTCGCCGGTCGCCGCAAGCTGATCCGGGATCGCTCGGGCGATGGTCAGGCCGGGATGTTCTCCGGCGGTGGACAAGGGGAAAGCCGGTTCGGGCTCGACGAGACGCTTCGCGCTGCGATCGAGGCGGGCTTCTTCCCCGAACTCGCGCGGGTCGAACAGAACGGGCAGTCGCTATCCGACGCGGATCTTGCCGACACGCAGGTGCTGCTCGACGCGATCAGCGACGAACTGCGCGGCAATCCGCGTCGGGTCGAAGATGCGGAGACCGATCGCCTGCGCGATATGGCGGACGAGCTGACGCAGCTGCTCGACGAAGCGGGCATCGATGCGACCACGGCGAGCGATGGCGAAATCCGGGCGTTCGTTCAGCGGTTTCAAGCGGCTGCTGCGGAGGGTCGCAGTTACGAGCAAGCTGCCAAGGCAGGGATTACCCGGCTGGTCGCCTTGGCCAAAGAGCCGGGCCATAATGCCGAGACGGTGGAGATGGCCCCGGCATCGGCGTGGCTGGAGCGCGTTGCTGATGCGCATGGCGTCAATGTCATCAGTATGCGCCACACGGTCGACACATCTGCGGTGCGCCATGTGTTGACGCGTCATGGGGATTCGAAGGCGGAAGCGCAGCGAGGACAGGTCGCGGTCACCGAGGATGACCTGACTGACATCCCGACCGCACTCGCGATGGCGCAGCGCGTCGTGTTCGGTGCGAAAAACAAGCGCGGGCAGGATTTGCTTGTGTGGGTCTGGGAGCGCGGCGACGGCACGACGTTGATTGTCGAAGAAGTCCGGGTAGGGCGGAAGCGCCTGGCGCTGACGTCAATGCGGAAGTATCCCGGGACGATCGATGCAAGTCGCCTGACGGCGATCCTCGATCCCCACGCCCGAAGCGCTTCCCGGGACGGGCTCGATATAGTCGATGTCGACGTTTCTGCCAATAGCGCGCCTAGCTATGAGCAGACTTATGAAAGCGGCGCGCGCGGTCGGATCACGTTCGGTGAGGAACGTCGCACGATCGATTTGTTCGCCAAAGCGGACCTGTCGACCTTCCTGCACGAGACCGGGCACGACTGGCTTGAGCAACTTAAGGCGGACGCGGGCCGGGCGGTCGAGGGCGAGGGCAGCAAGGAAGCGCGCCAGCTGTTCGCCGATTGGGAGACGGTGAAGGCGTGGTTCGCGGCGAACGGGCACCCGGTCGGCGGGGATGGGACAATCCCGGTCGAAGCGCACGAGATGTGGGCGCGCGGTGTCGAGCGCTTCGTCATGGAGGGCAAGGCACCCTCCATCGGGCTGCGCCGCGCGTTCGAGGCGTTCCGCTCCTGGCTGCTCAACATCTATCAGGTTGTGCAGAACTTGCGCGCGCCAATCGATGGGCGGATCCGCGACGTGATGATGCGGCTGGTCGCGACCGACGAAGAGATCGGCCTGGCATTGGAAGATGAGGCGGTGCGGCTGTCGTTCGATCGCGAGCAGCTTGGCATGAGCGCGTCGGAGTATGCGGCCCTGCAGCGGGCGAGCGAAGAGGCGCGCGACGAGGCGCGCGATGCCCTGCTCTATCGCGTGATGGCGAGCGTCCGTGCGCGGCGGACCAAGGAGTATCAGGATCAGCGCGTCGGCGTGCTGGAAACCGTGGCCGCCGAGGTCGCCGCGCGCCCGGTGTTCAAGGCCATGGCGATGCTGCGCAATGGCGCCCGGATCGACCGCGACTGGCTGATTGCGAACTATGGTGCCGATGCGCCGGTCCTGATGCCGAAGGCAGTACCGCCGATCGTTGGCGACAATGGCCAGTCGGCGGACAGCATCGCGGAGCTGACCGGGTTCGACACGGCGGATGCGATGGTCCGCGCGCTGATGGGCTTGGAAGTACGGCGTCGGGAGATGCGCGCTGCCAATGACGGCCGAAGCGTGCAGGCGGCGGTGGTCGAGGATGAAACCGACGCGATCATGCGCGACCGCTATGGCGACCCTCTGTCCGACGGGACCATCGAACGCGAGGCGCGCGAGATCATCCATAACGATCGCGCGGGTGAAGTTATCGCAGCGGAGCTGCGCGCGCTGGAGCGCCGCCGGCGGGGTGCGGGCGATCCCAACCAGTCGATCACCGCCTATCAGGTCGCCAAGCGCTGGGCGGCAGACAAGGTGCGCAGCGGCAAAGTCGCTGAAGTCGCGTCGCGCAGCGCAATCGACCAGTATCGCCGAAACGGCCGCCTTGCCGCGCGCCGGGCGGAGGAGGCGATGATCAAGGGGGACGTAGACGAGGCGTTCTTCCAGAAGCGCGCGCAGATGCTCAACAATGCGCTGGTCAGCGAAGCGACCGCCGCCGCCGATGCCGTCGATGAAGCGGTGAAGCGGTTGAGCCGAATCGCCAAGCGCCGCACGATGAAGAATGTCGACCAGGACTATCTGGAGCAGGCGCAGGCGATGCTCGAGGCGGTCGAGCTGCGGGAGCGGTCGCAGGTGTCGCTGCGGCGGCAAGGTGCTTTCGAGGCGTGGGTGCGGGCGCAGGAAGCCGAGGGCCGGGAGATCGTCGTGCCGGCGCGGTTCGAGGCGGTGATCGGCACCACGCACTGGTCGAAGCTGTCGGTCGAGAACCTTCTGGGCCTCGACGACGCGGTCGCCCAGATCATGAACCTTGGCCGCATGAAGCAGACGATGCTCGACGCGCAGGAAGAGCGCGAGTTCGAGGCGATCGTGCGCGACGCGGTGACCGCAGCTGAGAAACTGCCCCAGCGCCCGCCGTCGAACCTGATGACGGCCGGGTTCGCGCAGCAGCTGAAGGATGGTCTGGCGAACGCAGATGCGGCGCTGCTCAAGATGGAGACGGTGTTCGACTGGCTCGACGGTGGCAATTCGAACGGCGTGTTCAACCGGATCGCGTTCCGCCCGATCGCAGCCGCGCAGGATCGCGAGAATGCGATGCTGCAGGACTATATGAAGCGGATCGCCGATGCCTTCGCCGCGGTGCCCGCCGATATCGCCAAGCGCTGGCAGGACCGGGTCGAGGTCACCGAGTTCATCAACCGAGACACTGGCGAGCCGTGGGTGCTGACGCGGCACGAGCTGGTCGCGATGGCGCTGAATACCGGCAATGAGGGCAATCTGCAGCGCCTGACCGACGGCTATGGGTGGCCGGAACAGCTGGTCCGCGACGTGCTCAACCGGGAATTGTCGGAGCCGGAGTGGCGGTTCGTGCAGAATGTCTGGGACATCATCGACACGCTGTGGCCGGAGATCGCGGCGATGGAGCGGCGGGTCAATGGCGTCGAGCCAGACAAGGTGGAGGCGAAGCCATTCCAGACGCCGCACGGCATTTTCCGGGGCGGCTATTACCCGGCGATCTATGACACGACCAAGAGCTATGCCGCCGAACAGTTTGGCGGCGAGGCGGCCGATCTGCTCGACGGGAAATACACCCGTGCGACCACCCGCGCATCGGCGTCCAAGGAGCGATCGGAGAAGGTGAAGCGTCCGCTGCTGCTGCAGCTCGGCGTCATCAATCGGCATCTGGGCGAGGTGATCCATGACGTGACGCACCGCGAAGCTCTGATCAACGCTTGGCGCTTCCTTGGCGAAGAGCGGGTGATGCGCGCGGTCGACCAGTCGCTCGGCCCGGCGATCCGCAAACAGTTCAAGCCTTGGCTGCGCCATGTCGCCAACAGCTGGGCGAGCGAGCGCGCCGGCAATGAGGGCATCGCGAAGTTCATCAACGGCATGCGGACCAATGCGACGGTGGTCGGCATGGGGTGGCGCGTCTCGACGATCATGACCCAGGCGGCGGGCTATTCGAACAGCTTCGAATATGTCGGGATGCGCTGGGTCGGCCCGGAGATCGCGCGCTTCGCTGCGCAGCTGACCGGGTCGGCTGGTCGCTTCGTGACGTTTCAGGGCGTCCGCATGCCCGCGATGATGGCGTTTGTGCGCGCCCGGTCGGGCGAGATCTCGAACCGCATGGATACGCTCGATCGCGATGTGCTGCGCTCGGTCAATGCGATGCGCGGGCAAACCGGCATCGTCGCGCAGGCGAAGCGATCGATGTTCATGGGCATCGGCCTGATGGATCAGGCGGTCGTCATCCCGACGTGGATGGGGGCTTACAACAAGGCAATCGCGGCCGGGATGGAAGAAGCCGACGCGATCTTTGCCGCGGACAAGGCGGTCCGCGTTTCGCAGGGTGCGAGCGGCGCCAAGGATCTGGCGGCCGTCGCGCGCGGGGACGGGAAGTGGGGCGAGGCGCTCAAGTTCTTCACGATGTTCTATTCCTACCTGTCCGCGTTTCACCAGCGCCAGCGCACGCTAGGCCGGGATATCGCGACGGCCGTGCGCGAACGCGATTATCGGGTGACGCCGCGCCTGGTGGCGCGCGCCTGGTGGTTGATCGTCGTGCCGCCGTTGCTCGCCGAACTGCTCGCCGGGCGCGGTCCGGAAGAGGAGGAGGATTGGGGGTGGTGGGCATTCCGCAAGATGCTCTTCCAATCGCTCGGCCCGATCCCGTTTGTCCGCGATCTGGGAGAACCGCTCTGGGCAGCGGCGGAGGGGCGGCCGTCGTTCGGTTACAGCATGTCTCCGATCCAGCGCGCGGGCGAGACGTTCGTCAATGTCGGGGGTGACGCCGGCAAGGTCGCCCGGGGGGAGGACACGACGCGTGCGACGCGCAACGCCCTGGAAGCGGCTGGCTATGCGACCGGGCTTGTGCCGGGGCAGGCTGCTGCAGCAGCACAGTTCCTGGTCGATGTCGGCGAGGGTGAGCAGAACCCCGAAACCGCCGCCGAATGGTGGGAAGGTCTGACCAAAGGCAAGATCAAAGAGCAGGAATGAGCCGTTCTGTGTGTTTCGCGCGCGCGACAGGGGGGTGGGCGTAGCCGGGTGCTGTCAGGCACCTGGAGCGATTGATGGCAGTCACCGTCGAAAATGGAGTGATGGCTGGGCCGTTCTTCCCGAACGGGGTGACGACGGCCTTCGCGTTCGAATTTCGCGCGCTCGCCAAGGGCGACCTGACGGTCTATCGCGGCGCGCCCGATGATTGGGATGCGGTCGATCCCTCGCTCTATGATGTCGCGATCAATGCGGTTGAGGGAGGTGAAGTGCGGTTTACCGCCGCGCCGGCGGCCGGTGACCCGCTCTACATCGCCGCCACGCCGACGTTCGATCAGGGTACCGAGTATCCCGGAGGCGAGGCACCCTTCACCCCGAAATCGTTGAACGCCGAACTGGATCGCGCGGCAATGCGCGCGGCGGTGGTGAAAGCTCGCGTTGATCGCGCGCTGGTTTCCCCGATTGGAATGACCCCGCCGCGTGTGGGTGATTTCAGCGACGCGGACGGCATGGGCGTCGGTATCGTCGACGGGGTGATGGTGCCGATCGCGAACAGTTCGGCGGCGGTCGAGCAGAACGTCGCGGATTCGCAGGCGGCCGCGCAGGCTGCAACACAGCAAGCGGGGATCGCGACCGCGCAAGCCAATGTGGCAAGCGGGCATTCGAGCGCGGCGGCCATGAAGGCGGCATTGTCATTGGCGCAGGCCGATCGTGCGCAGCAAAAGGCCGACCTCGCCGAGCTGGCGGCAGACGCGGCCACGGTTTCAGCCCCGCTCTATGCAGACGAAGCGACGGGCCGCGCGGCGGTAGCGAATGGCGAGGTGTTCCGGGCCGTGGGCGCGTCCAGCGCGAAATCGGTCGATGTGTGGCAGCGGGTCAATTCGGGATCGTCCACGCTGCTGCGGTCCTACCCCAGCCTTTCCCGCTTCGAGGGCGCGATCAGCGAAACCGTCATCGACTATTATGGCGACACCGCACCCGCGCAGAACGGGTCGAGCGGATCGGGCTGGTTCGGCGTGCGCGACCTCGCAACACGCGCCGGGAAGTTGAAGGCAATTCGACTGGCGAGCATCGGTGCCGTGACGGTGACGTCTCACCACTATCGCCTGACGGACGGTACGCTGAATAAGATTTCGACGTTCACCGTCGAGGGAGATGGGACAGAAAACCAGCGCGTCGCCATCGATCCGATCGACTGGTCGGGCACGGATATTCTTGTCTTTTCGGCGGCACAAGTTCGTTACACCAGTGACGGCGGAGTGACGACCCCAGGTAGCTACTACATCGGCGAAACGGCAGTTTCGGTCGCTGACACGACGAACAGCGATGTTCACTTGGAAGTTGGGCTTGAGGTCGAGGTGGTTCAGGACATCGACTTCCTCACTCGATTTGCCGAGTTGGGCGAGTTTACCGAGCAGATTTACAGCAAAATCGGCGCAGAGGAGCCGCTGTCGCTGGTAAACGCCACCGCTGGCGCACCGTGGACGATGAGCGAAGTGGTCGCGGCGGACGGCTTGGTCGACCAGCTTTACATCGGGGCCAAATCGACGGGGACGATGGTTGTTGAGCGCATGGCCGGTGCAACGGTCGTGGCGACGCATAATTTCGCTGTCGGCGCTGCTTCGCCTCAGGTCGTTCCGGCGGGTTTTCCTATCCAGGCCGGCGACAAGCTGCGTTTCAGTGGCATCGATTTCGGTTACTCCGACCCAGCCACGCCTGGTTCGGCAGCGGTCGACGGGTTCCTTGGGCTTGGGTTTGCCCTTGGCGCGCGAATTGTCTCCAATGGCGACACCAAGACGGTAAAGCAGAAGCTGGTCGAGCTTTCGGGCGGACTGACCGCGACGGCATTGCCGCGCAAGATTGCTTGCTGGGGGGATAGCCTGTTCGCCTATATCCAGGATCCGGCAAATAGCCTCCCTGCGCAGTTGGGCAATCGCTACGGGGTCGAGAGTTTCAACGGCGGCGTGTCGGGTGAGACGGCCAGCGAAATCGAAGCGCGGTTCAATGCAGCGGCGGACAAGCACAGCTGGGTGACGCTTATTCGCATCGGTCGGAACTCTGGTTTTGCGACCGCTGCGGACCGCAAAACGACGATGGCTGTGATCGGCCGCATGATCGCCAAGCTGCACGCTGCGGGCAATCACCGGTATCTGATCCTGCCGGTTTGGAACGGCGATGCTGAATATGCGGGGGGCGCGGCGGCGGCGAACAAGGTCGCGATCGACCTGCTCAACGAGATGATTGCAACGCGGTGGCCGCACGCATTTCTGGATACGCGGCGCCACTTGGTCCTGTCTGGCATGGACGAGGCTGGCCTGACCGACACCGGCACAGATGCCACCGATCGCGCGCGCGATGTGATCCCTGCGTCGCTGCGTCTGCCGGATGACTTCCTGCACGGAAACACGGCGGCATATCAGGTCGAGACGAATACGGTCGGCGATGCGATCGACTATCGCGGGTGGCTGGCGTGACCGACTGGGCACCCGTGCTCGCCGCATCGGCGACGATCATGACCGTGCTGGGCACGGGCATCGGCTATGTCTGGCAGCGCATCGAGAAGCGCATCAGCAAACTGGAGCGCGCGCTCCAGCGATGCACGGTCCGGCATCGCGCGTCCGAATATCGCGAGAGCGGGCAGTCGCTGGTCATCACCGCCCTGATCGACGCGCTCGATCATGTTTCGCCCGGCAACAGGGCGGTCGCGAGCGCGCGTTCGATGATGATGACGATCGACCGGGAAGCGGCAGCGATGCGCGCCGAGGATGAAGGAGACGACACGTGACATATGCATTGGGTGCTGGGTCAAAGCGCGAACTGCAGGGCGTCCATCCGGCGCTCGACATGCTTGTGCGCGAAGCAATTGCTATCACCGCGCAGGATTTCGGCGTGCATGATGGCCTTCGCACCGATGCTGAGCAGGTCGATTACGTCCTGCGCGGCGTGTCGAAGACGCTGAACAGCAAGCACAAGCGCCAGCCGGATGGGTTCGGCCACGCCGTCGACTTGGTGCCGTTCATCAACGGAAAGCTGCGGTGGGAGTGGAAGCCGATCTTCGTGATCGCGGCGGCGGTGCGCAAGGCTCTCGACATCGTGAACGCCAGCCGGTCTGAAGTCGGCAAAGCGCCGATCAAGCTGATTTGGGGCGGCGTGTGGGATCGCGACTTCGCCACACTGTCGGCCGATCCCAAAGCCATGGAGATCGCCGTCAACGCCTATGTCGCGCGGCGGCGCAAGCAGGGCAAGACGGCCTTCATCGACGGGCCGCATTTCGAGCTTGCGTCTTGATCCTCCCCGGCTGGCCTCCACGCGACTGGCGCATGCTTCTCGCGCTGGTGTTCCTCGCAGGTGGGGGGATCGCCTGCACGGTCTATGCTGGCGCGGTCCTGTGGGCGCTCGCGTGGGAAGACTGGCCTGTTGCCGTCGCGCCTGCACGGATCAGGTGGCTCGGCTGGCTGGGGGTCGGGGCGCTCGCGTTGATCGGCGTCGTGTTGACTAGCTTCGGCTTCGTTCTCGGGCGCCGCGCATGGAAGATCAAGGCGGGCGGGTTCGACGCCAGCGCCGAGGGCGGCGAGGACAGCGCGCCCGCCGCCGCGATCGAGGGCGAGAGATGATCCAAGGCTATATTCTCGGCGGCGTAGCACTGCTCGGTGTCGCTGGAACTGTTGGCGGCTATTTCTATGGCCGGTCGGACGGGACAGCGATCGAGCAGGCTGCGCAGGCGCGCGCCGACAAGGCGGTCGAGAAGGAGCGCAAGGCGCGCGAGGGCGAGATCGCCAAGGGCGAAGAAGCTGGGCAGGCCGCCGAGATCGAACGCGCCACCCAGACGAAGGAGGTCTATCGTGAAATCGAGCGCGTCATTCCGGGCGATCCTGTCTATGTCGATCGCTGCATCACTGGTGACGGCGTGCGGCAACTCGACCGCGCGGTCGGGATCGCCAACGGCGCGGATCCCGGGCAACCTCCTGGCGAAGCCACCCCAAGTGCCGAAGGTACGCCGCAGCCCTGACGGATCGCAAAGGGGCGCTGATGGGCTTCGGTCGCAAGCCGACCTTATCGATGTGGCTGGGGTGCTTCGGCTGCAGCTCGTGCGTCTGATCTGCGCGACGCACCGCAGCCAAGGCGACGCGGTGCCGACCTGGTGTCCCGCTTCGCAGCCGCAGCCCTGATCGCGCGATACTCCTCCGCATCTTCGCACAGCTCGCCGGCTGGGAGAGCGAGGTAGCGTTCAAGCCGGTCGCGGTCCTTGGCCGAAAGGCGAGCGGGGATGCCATGCTCGACGTAGCGCTGCAGGTAGGACGAATGCTTGCCGAGTAGGCGCGACATCGCTGCCAGCGATTCTCCGCGCTCGATTGCGGTCTCGCGGATGGTGTCGCGTGGCGGTAGCCAGAGATAGGCTGCGCGATAGGCGGGGTTCGGTCGCATCACATTGCCTCTTGCCGAATCGAACGAGCATCGTGTTAGCATGTTCTACATCTGTTCTCGATAGGGGTTGATGATGGATCAGCGCGAACTCAGCCTCGCAGTCGTCGGCCTCGACTATGCGAACAAAGATGAGTCTGGGTCAGACCGGCGGTTTGAGATGCTGGTGTGCGAACCGGGGGAGCCCGTCGATCTCCGGCCGGAGCCGGACAACGAACATGATCCCCATGCGGTGGCCGTGTTCACGGTCCGCGGTATTCAGCTCGGCTATCTGACCGCTGAGCGCGCGCCATGGATCGGCGCGAAGCTTCGTGCTGGTGAGATGTGGGAGGCGGTGTTTCAGGGGAGGGGTAGCACGGCGGCCTATATCCGGGTCTGCTTCGGCGGCGGATCTCCGACCTTGCCACCCGAGCGCCCGGCAAGAGCGGGTGCTGGCGCAGATGCTGATTTCCACCCGGATCCTGACGGGCCGATGTGGGGCGCATAACAGGGGCGGGCTGGCGCCACCATCGGTTTGCGGAAATGCTCGGCCATCCGGTCGAGGTCACCCTATACTGTGCTTGCACGCGCGTGATCGTCGCACGTCCGGGCTACTTCATTTCTCGCCTGGGCGAGCACTCGACACCGCGCGATGCCGAGCGGCGCATGCGTTGCCGTACCTGTCGCGAACGACCGACCCTAAAGCTGTCGCGGTGCTGGAGCGTGTCGACGCCGGTCGCGCTGCCCGATTGGATGGGGCTGTAACTCGGGTGACTTTCGGGTGAATTTCACCCGAAATCCGTTTTTGTTCGAGCGACGTTCCGGGCGGTGGAACATGATAAATGGCGGAAAAGCGCGCCTTTGACCGTGACACACTGTGTTGACATCGCAGGGGTCGCAAGTTCAATCCTTGCCACGCCCACCATTATCAGGCCCGCCGCTCCATGAGCTGGCGGGCCTTTTATGTTGTGCCAGCCCGACAGGCGGGGCGCGCGTGATCTCGGTCTCTTCGAGCAGGTAAACCGAACCGCCACCGCGCCGTCATCGCACCGCGCCTTTTTCATCGCCCAAGCGAAACAATCCGGCGCCGGACCGCGTTAGCGCCGCATGCAACGCCTGTGGTTCATCACCAATCCGCATTCCGGTTCTGCCAGCCAGCAAAGCTGTGCCGCGATCGAAGCCGTGTTCGAAGAGCGCGGTCTTGCGCTGGCCGGCCGCACGCACTTTCCCGAGGAGGATCTGCCGAGCGGCGCCATGCTCGACGCCGCACGAGCGGATACGGTCGTGCTGTTTGCCGGGGATGGGACGATCAACGCCGCGCTGTGCCGGCTCGCAAACTGGTCGGGCGCGGTGCTGATCCTGCCCGGCGGCACGATGAACCTGCTGGCCAAGGCGCTACATGGCGACCGGTCGGCCGAGGCGATCATCCATGCGGCGCATCAAAACGGGCGCCGCGTCGCGATGCCGCTGGTCGAAGCGGGCGCCCACCGCGCCTTTGTCGGCCTGATCCTCGGTCCGGCAGCCCATTGGGGGCGCGCCCGGGAAGCTGCCCGCAAGGGGCGCCTGGCGCGCTTTGCCGGTGCCGTGCGCAACGCATGGCGCCGCACCTTCGGTCGCGGAATCGCGGTGCGCGGCGTGCCCGGTATGGAGGGGCGCTATCAGGCGGTGTTCGTCGCGCCAGCGGCCACAGGGTTGCAGGTCAGTGCGGTCGATGCACGCCATTGGGGTGCGATTGCCGAACTGGGCTGGGCGTGGCTGACCGGAGACTGGGTCGCGGCACACGCAGTGACCCATCGCCGCGCAGACGCGCTTCACCCGGTGAGCCGGCGTCCGGTACTCGCGCTGTTCGACGGCGAACCGGTAACGCTTGCGCGCGGAACGCCGATCCGGGGCGGGATGACGGCGCCGATATTCCTTGCCACCAGCGGGGCGGTGCCATGATCCGGCTGTTCCACGTCAGCGACATTCATTTCGGGGCCGAGGATCAGGACGCCCTCGACTGGTTTGCCGCGCGCGTGGCGGACGAACGACCGGACGCCGTCGTGGTGACCGGCGACCTCACCATGCGCGCCCGGCGGGAGGAATTCGCGGCGGCGCAGCAGTGGCTCGCGGCGCTCAAGGCGCCGGTCACGGTCGAGGTCGGCAACCATGACCTGCCCTATTTCAACCCATGGGCCCGGTTTGTCGCGCCCTATCGGCGGTACCGCGCGCTGGAGGCGATGATCGAGCGGCCGCTTGCCCTGCCCGGCGTGTCGATCGTCCCGCTCAAGACCACCGCTCGTGCCCAGGCGCGTCTCAACTGGTCGAAGGGGCATGTCAGCGGTCGTGCGTTGCGCCGGACGCTGGGCACGCTC